CAAAATCTAACAGCTTCCTGTTCTGATTTAAAATTAAATTGTGGTTTTAAATAATCCATCAACTTTCCAATCTTTGGATCCTCAAATCTATGAGAGTCAAGTAGATGTCTATCTCTGTTAAGCTTGTATTTGTATTCTATTTTATACTTCTTGGATCTGTGTGTCTTGTATATTCCCATTTACATTGGACTTATATTTGCCTTTAATCTTATGTGAGCTGGGCTATTGTTTTGACGATATTGATTAAAATCACTAACTTCTTGAGTGTCTCCTAAGTTTGCTCTTCTTGCTGCAAAATCTTTTCCTGCTTCAGGAATTACTTGTTGAGATCTAACTGAAAACGTAGATGGAATATCGTAATCTACATTGTTTAATCTTACGCGATAATGAAGAACATCTTTTTTAGGTTTCCCTCCGCATCCACATCCAACCTGAATTGTAATCTCTTCTGAAAAAAGATACTGTTCATTAACATAAAATGGCCTTCCTTTTATAAGGTTGGCTATTGTTATAGTGATCATATTTGGAATATCAGTAGGAACAATAGGTTCTTGACCTTTATTTACTATAAATCCATTTTCTTGAGGTGTTTCCATGGCTAAGATTTTTTATCTTCTGCATCAACATTAGATGCATTATTCTTTGTATCTGGTTGCTGTTGTAATGTAGACATAAGTTGTTTAAGACAAATTAGTTCTAATTGTTGAATCATATTCTGAGACAAAGGGAAATCGTTATTCTCATCAAGTAAATAGCATCCTCCATTTAATGGATCAGCTAATAAACCAACAAGAGTAATAAACTTCATGTCCGGTGTAGGTAAGTTCTTTAAATAAGCTTTGTTTTGAACCCTTGTGAAAACAGGACTCATTCCTGTATAAGGACTTGAGGTAATGTACTGAAAACCATTAAATGTCTTTTCGGTAAATTTAGTTCTCATATCTGCCGTTCCTAAATACTTTATGTTTCCATAAATATCTTCAAGAATAGGAAGGTCTATCCAATATTCATACTTTCCTGACGGAACACAATTACAAATAATTTCTTCACACTGAATCTCTAAGCAAGAAATGTTTTGATACATTAATTCATCAATGGCACCAAGTTCTCTATAGCGTTCTTTAATTAACGTACTTCTGACTTGTTTAACCATCTTATAAACAAATTCAATATCAATCCTTTCATCGTCTGATGAAAAGTATCCTTTGGCTTGATTACGAATACTGAAACCTATCTCTGCTAAAGTCATTGTAAAAAAGATTATAGTTTCTTAATGATCTCAAATAAAGACCATACAAATCCATTAATAAATGAACAGGTAAAACAAATCAATATCCAGAATCCAAATGTTGCAGGAGTAATATGAAATCCAAAATAAAATTGAATAGTCCAATAAATTATTGTTCCATACAAAGACGCCATACAAGCACAACACAAAATAAGGGGATCTGCAATATATTTGCTCAGTTTACCCGATAGAAGTTTTTGTTCTGCATAAGCCCTTAAAGGGTGACCGACTTTATAATCATCGGTCACCATTCTAAGGCCTAAACAAAATCCCGAAATTATTGATATAAGATACCAATAACCCATTTATTAAATGGTTGGGAAAATTGATTGAACTGTTGCAAGAAATGCAGGCCAATCCGCATCTCTGTTGTTTACATAGATATCAACATCTTGTTCATACGCAGCGTATGTACTACTCATGTCGATGTCTTGGATATTTCTATCGCCACGTAAAACAAAAGTCATTTTGCAATATGTTCCTCCATCAGGACGAGTAGGGTTCGCACCAAACTGACCAGGTAGGATTGGAAACAATTTTGACATTTGACCTGCACCCAATACTTCTTCAACGTGAGCAGTAACCGGAGTTACAGTTCCTGAATCAGTATAAGCACCAAAACCATTTGTTCCGTTGATATAATCACAATTTTTTTCAACCAATGTGATTACTCCAGCACCACCTGATGATGCTACTACTGGACTAAATGGATCTGCGTTAATGTTAGCAATAATAGCAGTTGCTGTAGCTGCTGCTGTAGGCGTTCCACCTGCAGGATCTGAATAACCATAAAAAATAGATTTTCCAAATGTTTGTTGTACTTCGTATGAGAAAGGACGTGGAAAAGTTTTAATGGTTAAACCCCACTCGTAAGGACACTCACAAGATGTAGGTATTACAACTGTAATATCTGTTTCTTGTTTAGTACATGGAGTAGTACAACTTCTTGTTGCTTGTAAAATCATGCTTGTATTATCAAGTATTCCACCGTATCCTTCGATGAATAATTGAGTTCCAGATGCTACTGCACTGGTTGCTGTAAGAGTGTTCAAAAGAACTTTCTCTGTTTGTCGTCTTAACATTTTTTTTAGGTATTAAAGATTAATAATTTAGTTCAAATTTACTGTTTTTTTTACACAATAGTGTTGTTCATTTCAATAGAATTTGACTGATACCTTGGTGATTCAATTTGTTCAAGTTTTTTACGCACTGCAATGTCAACAATTTCTTGTCTGGCATGTAAAGAAAGTTCGCAATCAACAGGAGTTCCAAGTACTTTTATATCGCGTGGGTATCTTAAATAGTCAATAGATGCTTGTAAAGCATAAGATTGACCACCAGTATACACACCGAAATAATCTCCTCGTATCTCATAATAAAGTCTTTGATCCGTTGCTTTGTTAAAAGGATCTCTAGCTATTTCTTCGCGTTTGTCTGATGTCATTGGCTTAACCTTTAACATTCCACTTGTACCTGAGAAACAATCGTTTCCAATGTACTTTATATACAAACCTACACGCATCATAAAAAGATAACCATGGTTAGTTCCACTCGGATTCATAGGAGTAATAACAAATGCACTAGGATTGTATGGCAGGACAAATCTTTCTTGTCCCGCCACACTTGCCCCTGTATTTGGTATAATCTCATTTAAGACAACAATCTCACGGAGATCATCAATTCTTTTCTGAGTTTCCTCAACTTTACTATATCGGTTCTTAATGAATTCCATCTGAGCAGCATTTATTAATACCTCGAATTCTTCGGGATACACGGATCCTGTCTTTTCCTTATTAAGGAATTGAAGGAACGCATTATACATATCTGCAGATGTAATTATCATTATTTACCTTTTTTTTCAGTTGTTACTTTTTTTTCTTCGGTTATTTCAGAAACCTCAGCTGAAGCGGTATTCCGTTTCATCATTTGATTCCATTGTGTAACCATTGCATTGTTGTTAGGATCTTTTAAATACTGAATTGCAAAATCCTCATTCGCACCAACAAGTTCTGTTCCGTACATGTACTTGCCATTAGAAAGACGTAATGTCCCTCTCTCAACAAGTTTACGTAAGAACATCTTTTGTTTACGATTTTTATCTTCGAACACATCAATCAAGTCTTTTGGCTTGTCATAAGCTATCTTCATAAGCTTACCTTCTATTTGAACCTTTGTTAATCTGGTTACATTCTCGCCAAGAAGTCTGCAATAGTCTTCCATTTCTTCAGCAGATAATCCCTTAACACGCGATATCGCATCGAATGTAAGTTCTGCTTTAGAGATAGTGTCTTTTGCATCATCTTCACGATCCTCAAAATAGAATCGGTGGAAAATCGGGTTTATAGATTGTTTGTTTTTAGCAACCAATCCACTCCCCCTTGCTATTTCCAAAAGGAGTTCATCTGCTTCGTCTCCGAGAACAAATTCTTGTAAGTGTGAAAACTTATAAGAATCTACATCAGATACACGCAACGCCATTCCTTCAACTATTACGATAGCTTCATCGCCTTCTGTAATCTTTTTGCCCTTGTATTTCTTGCCATTAATGTCGAATTCCATTGAACCTTCAGTAAATTTTGGTGCAAGAAAAACAGGTGCAGTTTGGTAGTCCTTATTAGCAGCTACCAAACGTACTCTTGTTTCTTTTATATTGTCTGTCATTTTCTTATTTCTTTAGATGAATTTTTATTTTATTTACAAATTATGGTTTGTAAAGTTCTGCAACACCAAATGGATTTTTCAAGCAGATACCTGTTTCAGATAAAATCTGAACTTGATATCCGTCCATTGAGTTACTTGCTACTTCAGCACGACCTGTTCCACCTGGAGAAGCCATACCTGAAATAACTTTCTTCACAAACTTACGGTCATCACCGCCAGCTCCAAGAGAAATTAATTCAATGTTTGGATCACCACCAATAGTGTTACCAAGAGATGCAAAAATTGCACGATGTGATTCTTTGTTTACGCCATACATATCTGTATCGCGAGGACGCCATGCTGCATCAAATGCTTGATTCCAAGCTGTGATTAACTTAACACCACCCATTTCGTAAGCGTTAAATGCAACCTTAACACCCATTTTCTTATCTTCTTCAGATGCGAATAATGGCAATGGATTGTATTTAAACACGTCACGCATTAAGCGTTGGAAAGACCAAATGAATGCTTGACCACCCATTACAAATACTTCAGTTAAGCCGTCATTTGTTGACAACAACTGTAAGTTCTGCATGATGTTTTCTAACACGCGAACATTTAAAGTATTGTATTGGTATTTTAATGAAGCATCACCTTGAGCGATTAAGCCGTCACCTTGAACGATCTCACGACCTTTCAAATCTTTCAACATAACATTCTCATTTGCATCAATAGATGCACGGCCCCATAACAATTGGTTCTCACGAGCGTAAGCCCAACGTCTCATCATTTCCAATTCTTGAGTTTTGAACCATAGTTTTTGACCATTGTGTTCAACCCAAAGAACAGTGTTTTGAGCAGATCCAGAAATAGAATATTGCATACGCTGAATAGTCATATAGTTAGTATGCCATTCCGGGAATGTATTCTTTTCATAACCTGTCTCAGAAAGTTCAGGAAACGCAGTGTAGTTGAATCCAATTTCTGCTCCAATATCAACTAAAGATAAAGGACAGAAAGAACCTGTTTGATTAGAAACAAGTTTTACCTTGTAGTCCCATATTCCAGGAGTTGATTCAAGTGGATACTCATCCATGATTTGTAATACTGTTCTACGATCTTTCAATTCCAATACATCGTTTGGAGAGAAATAGTTCGTGTCAGCGTGGATTGTAAAGTATGTTCCATTAATACCAAGATTTGCGGTAGTTGTACCGAAAGATGGAGTTGGAGTGTCTACAATAGTCCCCTTACGGAAAGGGTAACCTTTTAAAGCCCACATAAATTTACGATTTCCAATTACCTTAAAGTTGTCCTCAGACACTCCAGGGTATAATCCTTTTTTCGACATTCCGCGTCTCGCTAGGAATGAAGAAAACGCAGAGAAGTTACTTTCAAATAAGTTCACTACGTTTGCAGAGATTTCAGGGCGTGTTAACATTGCAGCAGCCAATGAGTTTGTCATTGTTGTTCTGTTTGCATCAAACGTGCCGGTTCCAATAATTTTCATTTTTTTTCGTTTTTAGTAAATAATTTTTTTAAACTCTTTCCGGTGCAGCTAACGCATCTAAATCTATTTCGGATCCTTGTGCAGTTCCCGATTTCTTTGCTACTCTTGGTTCTGGATCAAGCTTATCTAAAAAGCTTCTCTTTCCACCCTCCTTTGCATTAGTGAGGGCTTGTCTTACTTTTGAATCACCTTTTGAAAGTAAGTATGCAACTTTGGCTAGATTTTCATTGCTTTGCAACATCTCTACCATAGGTGCTACTCCGGTTTTCTCGTCCGGTGTAACTAGATATCTGAAATTTTCGGAGAAGTCAGCCTTTTCGCTTTGCGACAACTGAATTCCGAATACATCATTCATTTTTTGAAAACTCCCAAGTGTGTCTTTTATTTGAGCCTCGCGTGCTTGGGACATCTGCGTATACTCATGTTGTCTTCTTTGTTGAGCTTCTCCTGCAAGTCTATCAGCTAACCCTTCTTTTTCCTCAACATATTTTGTTCGGATCTTTTCAGCTTCAATTTCAAGAAGCCCACTATTATCCATTTTTTTAATAGTGTCTTCAATTTTAGATTCATCCCATCCATTAGGTCTTTTTTCGCTTTTCCCAAAGTTTTGTTGAAGAGATATCCTTACAAGTGAATCGGCATCCATTGATTCGATACGACTTGTATCTGTCATTCTTGAAATATATTCTCGAGGATCTACTCCAGCATCTACTGCGTTTTGCATTTTAATTACGTCAGGATGTAATCGTGGAGCGTGAACATTTGCAATTGCTTCTTCTATTTTATCATAGAAGTTTTCAGCATTAGTTCCTTCAGGTAATTCAAAATCATCTCCATACTTATCATATAATTTATTGATAAAATTTTGATGAAATTTCGTGTCAAGAGAAGGATCATAAGTTTCCTTTTCTTGTGATTGCTGTTGATGATTTTGTTGATTTGAATTCTGTTCATTGCCATTATCATCATAGCTATCATTTGAGTTATAGACATTCCCCATTTGGTTGTCCATATCTTGATCAATATTCCTTAATGTGCTTGTGTCAAAATCTCCTGTACCAGATTCTCCTGGTATAGCAGATGCACCGTCAGGTCTACTTAATGCATCCAAATCTATTTGGACGTTTTCCCCTTGACCACCGCTATTGTCGGAGTCAGGACTTCTGTGTAATCTAAAATTCTTGTTTAACATTTTTATATTGTTTTTCTTGTTTCTATTACAAAGCTACAAAAATTTTTATTTCTTTGGAGTCTTTAAGCTATTATTTGTTTTATCGTATTGAATTTTTTTATGTGTAAGCAGATTTTTATGATGACTATCTACCATTCCTGCATTAATTTCCAACTGATTAAGTTTAGCTGAAATAGCTGCTTCTTTTGCTTGTTCAGCCAAATATTGCTCTTCTGTCCTAACATTAGCTGCAATCTCCATTTCTTTAAGATATTTATCTTGAGCCATTTTGATTTTAGCCAGTTCTTGTTCTTGAGCAAACTTTTCTTTTTCCCAAGCAATTTTAGCCATACTTACCTGATTAGCCATTTGAGATATCTGAGACTTTTGACCTTCCATTAACTTTTGAAACTCTTGCTCAGCTTGAATCTTTTGCATTTCATGGTCATTTTCTGCTCCTTGATTTGCTTGAGCTTTTTGTTCAGCAATTTCTCCAAACTTTTCAAGAGTTACTTCAATCTCTTTTATAGATTCCATATTGTAAATCTTAGCAAGATTCTGCAATGGAATCATACCTTCTTTGTGGCCCATTCCTGCAAGTTGCTTTAACTCATTGATAGCTCGCTCTTCCTTTCCTCCATCCGACATAAAGACTTCGTAATCTGCTTTATTTATAGTGTTAGGAGCAATGTTTAAAATTTCCTGAGAAAAATCTCCAAGAACATAAGAACCACGTTTACCACTTTTCCAAGCTATCTTACAAAGATTAACAAGTCTACTTAATGCTAATCGTTTAATTTGATCATGTTCATAATAAATAATCTCTGCAACTAAATTAGATTGTTGAATAGATTGTTCAGATGTACCAACAGCGTCTTGGTGAGTTATGCTACCAAGCGATTGACGAGAAACACCCGTTACGTCACCTGCTAATTGTTCAAGATGAGTCATAATATCAATCAACACTTTTATTGAAGGAGATATTGTATCATCAAATGTTTGAAACTGATTAAATGTAGATTGACGCCCCATTCCTTCTCGGACTGTTTGAATCCAACCAACACCCATCTTTTTTTGATACACCCATTCTTGCATACTCATTCCATCAGGAACCTGAGATTTATCCATAATAAATCCTTTAACTCCACTAAGAGCAAGCATTAATTCTTTATGATAATTTACAAGATTGTAAAGTATTTGAATATCTTTTGCAGCCCATACTATTGAATAAGGCTTTCTGTTTAATCCATTAAAAGCTTTTCCAATATAAGGCAATTGAACTTTACCGTATTCATCAACACTTCTCAATTGAGCAGGTAATTTTCTTAATCTACAGAAGACACCATTATCAATGAGAACACCTTCCCATGTATCGTTAACGTATGAAATTTCAATGTCTTCTCCTTCTCGTAATTTTCTGGTTTCATTATCGTCAACAAAATGAGTGAAGGAGTCTCCCGGTACATGTTTGTTTGGTGACTTTTTAAACTTGAGTTCGCGTGGAGATTGCCATGTAACATAGCATACACGCATCTTGTTTGTGTAGTCATTTGTTCCTGAGTATAAAGTGTTAGATGATTGTGCTTCTGTATTGTAATCAGCAGTATTACTATACTGATAACCATTACTATACATAGTATTGTTGTAATCGTACCAATTTCTACGCATAAGTGTATCAACATCTTCTGCCGATAACTCTGCTTTAAATTCATCGACAACTTGATTTACCGTCATCCATCTTTCTTCCATAGCCCATTGGCAGTCACCTAACCAATCTGCTTCATCATCATTTGAGTAAAAGAAATTTAAAGGATTTACTCTTCGAAGAATAGGATCTGAATCACCTGGATGATAATTAACGTAATAAATTTCTTTATCAGTAACAAGCTTATCTTCAAATCCGTTATTGAAAATGTCACGAATGTTGTATTTTGCAATAAGATACTTTAAACCTTTTTGAGATATGTTCTCAAGAATGTCGCGATACTTGTAACGAAATTTAATATCAATCTCTTCAACTTCCTTTTGTGTTATAGCTTGGTTTGAAGATAAAGGCTGAAGCATAGCTTCAAGCTGCTGCATCATTTGGTCAAGTTGTTGTTGTTCTTCCGGAGACGGCCCTTGTTGTTGACCACCACCTTGCTGGCCTCCTTGACTACCACCTTGTTGAGCTTGTTGTATCTCCTGTTGCTTTTTTTGTATTTGAGTCTGCATTTGTTTTATCATTTGCTGATGTTCAAACAACTTGGAATTTATAGAACCTAAAAATTCTTGATAGCGAGCGTCTTCTTTACTTTTAATAGAATCCATATCAACAGTATAAACTCTAAAGTTGAAAGGACGTTTTGTTTCACGCGATCTAAGAAGATCTATACGTGGACGAAGAATAGGAATAAATCTTATTTTAGCAGGATATTCATAGCTATCAACCTTACGCAAATAATCATAATCTCCCTGATCAAAAATTCCATTGTGAAGATCATAACAAAATTTATCGCGTTGTCTTACTAAGTAAGTATTGCCAACCATCTTAACAATGGACATTACACACATTTTTCTCCATTCAAGGTCTTTTTCTTTGTCTGGAATATTCTGTTTTGGTAGAGGCATGGTTTATTAATTTTAATTATGCTACTTTCATAAATCCTTGTTTCATCTTTCCATTCTTTCCTGTTGAATAATGGAAAAATTCTGTATGCTCTGTTGTCTTTTCTTTAACTTTTAACTGCCTATCGTCAAGTTCGTGTACAATACAAAGAGAAGAACTTATTGTAACGTCACAGTTGTAATCTTTATCATCGCGATAATTTATTGCTGCAATGATTTGTTCTTGATCGTACAGATTGTCAACATTTGTTTCAATGTAATCTCTATATGATGTAATCCAATACTCTTTAGTACTTGGATCAATACCAAACCGGTTATTAACCCGGCTTTCTTTTACGTTTGCGTATGCTATTCGTGGACGTTCTCTTAAAAAATGACCAAAGCCATTTCTTTCATACCATCCAAATATACCAATATTTGACCACTCTATTAAATTTGGAGCCATATAATACATACAAAGTTTTGCAGTAGCTTCATATGCCTCCTCAGCAGTTTTTGGTCTTTCTGTATATCTTGCTACAAATATACGAGAAGTTGTGTCACTATCTTTAAAGCCTTTAAATATTTGGCAAGAAAGTTTTGATGATGATGAACTTGCATTATCTTTATCATAGGAGTCAGTAGATCCCTTGTAAAGATTCATTAATACATTTTCATTACTATCTTTTAATGGATGCTCAAGTATTCTATATTGTCCATTACAATCTGGAATCCATTCTACTCCAATTATTTTTGTAGACTTTTCTTCTCGTATCCACTCTAATCTTCCTCTTTGAATAATATCATCCAATTCGCGATGTTTTCTCAAAAATGCTAATCTTTCATTAAGCTTTTGAGTATTAAACCTATTCCCTCCTGTACGCATAAAAGCTTCATCAGGATTAAGAGGCATTTGTGTTAAGTAGTTAATATATGCTTTAGGATCCTTTGCTTTACGATTTTGTTCGCGTACCTTGTGTATCTGTTCAAGAGATTGTTCTTTTAAAGAATTACCTTCATCATCAATAGAAGCAAACTTCCAAGCTGGAACAAAATAACAAGTCTTTCTTAATGTATCTTGTTCTTCATCTCCCTCTGGTGAAAATCCAAGCATATCCCATGCTTCAGGAGAATAAAATATTTCTTCAAGCTCATCAGCTCCTTTATCCATATCACCACCTGTACCAATCATAACAGCAATTCCTGTCTTTATAAAGTTGGTTTCAAGTGCCGGCTGAACATATTTGTATGCAGCTTTAATTCCTGGAAACTTACCTGCCTCTTCAAACATTATAAAGGAAGGAGTTTTACCAACGGTTACTTGTGGATTGTTCTTTGCTGTCATTTGATAAATCTCAGACATAGAGCCTTTCCATACAGGAACTCCGTCTTCAAGAACTTTATACTTTCCTTGAATATAATCTTCAGTTTGAGGAGTTTTGCGTTTATAAAACTCTGTATCTTTTAAAGAATTTAACCCTCTCATTACCATACGCATTGTTGCTAATGAATAACGGTCTTCCCCAGCAACAATAATGCTTTGACTATTATTAAACAAAGAAAACTCCTTGCCTACTACAGCAGAGAGTTTTTCTGAAAATCCTACCTGTCTTCTTTTTAAAACACATAAGTTTTTTCCTTCTTTTTTTGCCTGTTCAAGAACATTAAAGAACTCGTAATCCATGTCTATAAAACGAGGAGCAATTAAATCCTTTCGACCAGTAACTTGATTAACACCTTTAATCTTCCAAAAATTAAGATACCAATAATGATCTCCTGTTATTTTAATACCTCCTACAGAATACCCTTCTAAGCATCTTCTCTTTTGTTCAAACCACCATTCACGATATTCAAGTGACTTAGGGTGAGCTCCAGTGATACCATCAATTATTACAGGACTAAACTGCTTTGTGTTTATAAACATTATTTTTTTGTTCGGATTGTTTTTTCAAATGATCTACCGGCTGATGCAGCACCTAAAATAACAAGCATTGCACTCCACAATTCACCGGGTATTTCAATTACTTGCATTCCTTTGTTTTTAAAGTAAGGCAATAAAATGTAATTGTTTATAATAACTGCACAGAATGTAAATCCTATTGTTGGTCTCCAACTAAATACAATCCAATGTTCGGATTTAGCTTCTTCACGCATAGTAGCATTTACAGACTCTTGCTGTTTTGCATACACTTCTTCAAGCTGAACATTTAGTTCACTTAATCTTTCTTCTGATTGAAGCTTTAACTTTTCTATTTCAGAATTAAATTCAGCAACCTTTGTAGGATCTGCTTTGAAATTACTTATTAGTTTAGATGCACCGTCTAACACTCCAGAGACGATTGCCTTGCAACCTGCCCCTACAACATCTTTTACTCCTGGAATCATTATTTTGTTATTATGTTTGTTATCTTTTCTAAGATCTTTATTTCTAATTCTTTTATCTGAGTGCTTAAGCTATGAATAGATTCATTTTGTTGCTCAAGTTTGTTTACAACCGTTTTGTTTAATTGATTGTAAAGTTCAAAAACTTTATCTACATTTTTAGCCATGGCAATTGATTCTTTTTCATATTCTTTTTTAAAATCGTCAAGTTCCTTAGAGGTCCCATCGGCCTTAAACTTGATATAAAAATAACCTGATATTACAGAAACTAATCCTCCACCTATAAGTATTGTGTCTGCCATTCTAAATGTCAAAGTACTTACCTCTTGTATCAAAACCATAACTATCGTGGGTTTGCTTGAGCTCCAATTTGAGCAGGAGTTCTTTGCTCTGGGAAAGCTAATACATACGTGTTTCCAAACGTACTTCCATTTCCTAAAATACCATAGTTCCCCGGAAATTGATTGTGCATAGATGTTTGCATGCAACAAAGATTAGCTCTAAATTCAGGAGGTGCACAACAATTTCCTACTGGACGAGTCCAAATAGATGCTGGATTGTATTTCGATTTCGATTGATTGAACATGCTTGTCATGATGTTGTTGGGTTTTAAGTTAAATAAATATAATTTTCGCCATCACAAGAACTACTTATAACGGATTTGTTTTCCTCTTCGGTTAATTGTCTTTCAGGGTAAACTACAATGTTTTCTATTGTGTTTCCGTTTTCGTCTATACTTGTAAGAGTATTAGTTATTGCCTTTACTATTATCATTATTCCTCGATTAATAATCGTGCATTATCTACTCTAACTGAATCTAAAACACTACCTGCTTTGCCAGTAATTACAATATATTTTCCACTTAAATCAATGTTTAAATCCGTTCTTGCACTTGTACTTATAATTTCAGTTGCAGAAGATAATGTTGAATTAAAAATTGAATTTGCAGTTACTGAATTTTTATTAGTTATATCTCTTTGAAATGGTGAGAATACTTGTGTCAAAGTAAAATTTAATAATGCAATCTGAACGGGAGAACCACTTAAATCAGGTGTAGTATTATAGTACATTTTAAAAACTGCATTAACTGTTACTCCTACTTTACCAACTTGAGACATTATTTTTAACGTAGTGTTCGCTCCCAATGTTGGAACTAATAAAGTTTTTAAGACTGTCTCTGCTATTGTCGCACTTGTTGATGCATCGGTGTTACTTTGTACTGCTACCTTTCGTGTTCGTGTATCGGTTAATGCTGGCTGAATGCTTTGTGTAACTCCTTTCACATAACTTAATTCTGTTAAGGATGGATAAGTAGCAGTTGGCAGTGATGCAATGGTACTTCCTGTTGTATTAAAATAAGCTAATTCATTGTTTGTTCCAGTTCCTGTTATTGGATTAGTTAATGTTGCTTGTTTACCATTTAACTGCGTCTGAATAGCACTTGTAACACCATCCAAATATCCAATCTCTGTATTGCTGACTGTTCCTATGGAGGTTGTAGAAGGTAGCACAACCGTTCCCGTGAATGTTGGTGATGCTAATGGTGCCAATGCACTTAAATCTTGGTCACCCGTATTTGTTCCGCTTACGGTTGCATCATTTGGAACAGTTAATGTTTTACTATCAGATATAGTTAAAGTAGCTATACCAAGCGGAGGGGTTATTACAACAGCATTAAACGATCCAGCAGCTATTGCACTTGAAGTAGTAAAATCGTGAACTCCAATATCAATATTTGAGGTTGCACCTATATATGGAACAAGCAAAGAATAATCTTGGTAAATATTCCACGTAGCTGCACCGCTTGTTGAATCTGTGCAGATGTAACTTATTCCGTTATCTAATGTCCAAAGACTTCCAACGTAATAACCTTTAGTTGAATCGTCATTTATACCTGGAACTGTTGTAAAATTATATAGTGAATGCCTTATTAAAAGACCATTGCCATCCATTACATACAATCTTCCTGCTTCCCACTTCAATTCATAACCAACAGCACAAATCTGTGCAATTCCTTTCGAACCACCAAATCCAGCATCAATTGTTCCTTCTCTTAATCGAGATCCATTATCTAATAATACACCTCCACCACTTCCAAATATTACTTCAGCGTCATTAATAAGCTGAATGTCATTTGTTGTTGTGTTGCCATTGTCCGTTACTTGTTGCAAGTCCATAGAACCACCAACATCAGCCATTGTTGCAAATGGATTTGTTGCATCAGGAGCATTGGCGTTATCCATTGCATCCTTTTGATCCTCAGTTGGAAGCAATGCTTCTATCTCAATTATTTTTGGACATTTTGCAAGGTCTTCACATGTAAAATCAGAAGAGCTAGTGCTTGTGCAACACTGTTCATTAAACAACTCGCTAGGATCTACAAATAATGTCATAACTTTTAAATTTTATTCATTAAACTCTACCATTGCCCCAAGTCCAAGAATAACATTTCCGGATATTTCTTCAATTCCTTCTATGTCTTTAGAACTAAATGGGTAAACAATAATTTCAATTTCTTTGTTTTGAAGATCAACTATTTCATTCATGCAATTAATTCTTTCTTGATCAGTTTCAAAATCATATTCTTGCATAGCAATTCCTTGATTCATAACTTCTACAAGAGCAGGTTTACCTGATTCATCTTTTTTACATTTGCTTTCAAAAATAGCTTTTCTTGAAGTCCAATAATCTTCATTTGGTTGTACACAACCTTTTATTGTGTTTACAACAGCTAATGTTATTTTACCTGGAGTCTTAATTGAATTTAATTCACTTAAATAAGCTAAGAATCCTTGTTTTGGATCTGTAAGCATCATATTGCTCATCTTAATTTTCTTTGACATCTTTTTTTTCTTTTAGTTATTATTACAAATTTAATAATTAAAATTGAATACAAACAATCAATTTTAAGTATTACAAATTTAAGTACCCTACATTTTTTCTAAGTGTCTGAGCATTATGCATCTTTTGCAAGTCTGCTATAGAGTGTCCTAATGTTTTCTGAAAGTGAGGAGCATCATAAAATTTCCAGTCACCACCCCATTCCCATCCATATCTTTTAAAGATAGCTACAACTTCCATCCAGTCTGCTTGATGATCACCATCAAAATCTCTTTTAACATCCCATGATGCTGTTTCATTAATACCATTGCCATCCTTATCTACTAATAGTACTATGTCTATTGCTAAACCATAGTTGTGATATGATTGACCACCTTTAGCTTTAGTTACCTGGGGCTTAGCATAATATAAAGCATCTTGTTCTGCAAATGAACGTAGAGTATGTGAAAATCTACAGATAACTTTACCTTTAAGTACTTCACAGATTTCATGATAAATATCTGTTGCTTCATCCCTTAATTTAGGGTGAAGTAGTTGTATTCTATCAATTGTAACTGTATCCATTATCTTCCTTGTGCTCTATATGGTTTATTGCTTTCGTGTTTATTAGGATGTTTTTTTGCTACACCCTTTATTTTAACTTTCTTTACAACAGCAATAGATTCGGTTTTCTTTTTCATCTATTTATTTGTTTTAATATACTTTAGTAAGTGTAAAGTTTCTTGAAAATATTGAATTTCCAGCATTGGTTGTATTCCATTGTGCTGTTACAACCAATGTATTATTTACTGTTGTATCAAATGTTGTAGTGTTTAATGTACTCAATACATAGCCTTCATAGTTGTTTCCAGAATTTTTAATATACCCAAATAGTCCCCCTGATGATATAGAAGCAACACCTGATGTTCCCAAAGTTCTTATAGTAAAATATAAGTCTAATTTCCAATTATGATTTGTAGCGGCATCCATAGCAATAATACCAGTATCTGCTAATAAAACTCCTGTTAAAGTTTTAACTTTAATATGTAAAGTTGCTGTGCCCACACAACTAATTTTACCATCTAATAATGCACTAAAACTATCTCCAATAGAAAATGTATTTGCAGGTACAGTTAATGTACCAACACCAGTTCCTATTAATGAAGATTCAACTATAGTAGCTGTAACAGGTGTACTATCTGCAGTTTGAGCAAAAAGTCCGGGTAATCCTACAGGACCTTGAGGACCTGTGTCTCCCGTTATACCCTGAATCCCTTGGACACCTTGAATACCCTGTATACCTTGGGGCCCTTGAATTCCTTGAATTCCTTGAGGTCCTTGTAAATCTCCTACATCTTCCCAAGCTAAAGTAGCTGTATTCCATATGTAAAGACTGCCATCTGATTCGACTAACCAAGCTTCTCCAGGGAGT